GGATGAACACCGGATAGCCTGGCTCAACAGATGTTGAACCGAATCCCTGAGTAGGCATAACCATCTTGGTGACTTTCTTGCAGTGGTTTGCGTCCAGAGAGCGGGTGATTTTACGGAGCAGTGACAGCGTAATTTTCCCGTTCACTGTGACGCGGGAGGTGCCGGTTCCGCCGTAGAACTTGTTGGTGCAACCCTTGAGCTGCCCGTAAAGAACAAGCTCCTGCACCAGGGCAAGACGCTCGCCAACCTGTTCAGTCATTTCAGCCGGAACATCATCCTCATACAGATCAGCCGTCTTGTCGGTGTAGCCAAACAGAACAACATACTGTTGAAGGGTGGCGGTAATATCCTGGGGGGTGAGAGTTTCCGCAGCCGGTGTTACGCCCTCGTCTGCGAGGTGTGCATTGGCATACGCTGCAACGCGGTCGCCTGTTTCGGTCGCCTGCCAGGTGTTGGGGCTTGCGGTTGTGGAACCCTTCGGCAGCCACCGGCGGTAAATAACGGTATCACCTTTGTTGCGGTCGAAATCATCTTTAACGCCAACTTTTCCGAGCACGATCATCGGTGCCCAGTGCTTCAAAATCCGGCCTTTCAGCTTACCAATACGCTGCGCCGGTGAACTGTATACTTGCATTGCCATTGTTATTTCTCCTAACCGTACATCTCCGATTCAAAGGCAAGCCGCTCTTCTTCTTCCGGGGATAACGCCGCTGGTTTTGATTGCGTGGTCCCTTTCGGAGTTACGGCAGCTTTGAATCTCGATTCGGTTTTTTGTTTTTTTTGAGACTCAGCAGTCTCTGATTTATACCTGTCTATGGTGCCGATGATAATGTCGGAATCCCATGTGTTCATGATTGTTTGGAACTCAGAGGCAGGGAGTTTTCCTAACCACTGGTGGAACATCGGGTCAGCCTTTATTTGGTCAAGATCCTTGTGTTTCTTCTTGACAAGCTTCGTCTCAAGCATGCGCTCTACTGCGTCCTCGTCAAGAGGCTTAACCTCTTCCTTCGGCTGCTCCTTTGGAAGATCTTTTACTTCTTCCTTTTTCTCCTCCTTGACTTCTTCCTTGACCTCTTCGTCAAAGAGTATCCCGGCCAGGTCTGGGAATTCCTCCTTCAGCTTCTCGGTAGCATCCCCCTTGAAGCGAGGACCGCGCCTGTCTGCCTGAATTTTCTTCAGCCTTTCCTGAAAATCGCCAATCTGCCCACTCAGCCGGCTATTGAATTTGTTGAGAGTGTCTTTTAAGGCGTCAATCTCTTGGATGCGTCCTAAAATAACCTTCAGCTCAGATTCTTTGTAGCCCGCGAAAAGTGGTTCTTCCTTCTGCTCTTCAACTTTCTCCAGCGTCTCCGTCACCTCTTCCTTTGCAGGTTCGGCCTTACCAGTCTCTTTGGCTGGCTTGTTAAACATCTCGCTTTCAAAAGCTTTGCTTTCTTCTTGTGCTGCTGCTTCTTCTGGTGTCATAATTGCCCTCGCCAAAACGATAACGGCTATTCGTCGCTATCCATGTTTTCAGGTCGTGTCGCCATGGCCTGAAAAGCTTTGACTTCTTTGATCTGCCCCCGCACTGTTGCGGTCTGCACATCGGTTAATATGTTAATATCCCCGTCATTGTACGCCCGGAGACTGTTAAGCCTATCGGCTAAATGGCTTGAAATCTTCTGCCATAACGCTGAGTTCTTTTCTGTTTCGGTCAGCTTCATTTCAGATTTTCCAGCTTATAAATACAGGACAGATAGCAGGCTACGAGATCATCAATCATGTTGATGACGGAGGCGTGGTCATTTGCTATCTCTTCCCTGTTAGTCGTGATCCAGTCCGCCTCATCCTCAAGATATTTTGCCACATCTTCAACCTTTTCTGTCTCAACATCGAAGTGGTCGATTATCCCGAATGCGCCTTGATACGCCTCAACGATGCCATCTATCTTACCCGGCAACGCTTCGTAGAAAGATCCAAGCGCCATGTGCTCAGAGTATTTCTTTGATGCCAGGTGCGCCCGGTGCGTCACATCTCTAGCCTGGAAAACTCTGCTGATCAATTCTGCTATCATTTCTGAAAACTCTCCCCAATTGGTGCTTTGCCGGCAGGCTCCGTAGGCGGGCTGGTTGCCTGCTTCCCTGGCATCTTCAGCCTGGATAATTCTTTCTGCGTCCTCAGCTTCATGGCGGTGGTGGCAAGCTCCGTCTTGAGTTCTTCCAGGCTGATGTTGTGCTTTTCTGCATACTCAAGGCGAGCAAGCTCCAGTTTCATTTGCAGCTCTTCGCGTTTGGTCTGGGCCTGTACCATGTCTCTATTTGCGAGACTGTTGTTATATGAGGTATCCCTGTCGGTGTCGGCTGCGATCTTCGCCTGCATGATTTCGTTCTGCTCTCTGGCCCTGGCGTTCGCGCCCTCTTCCCGTATCTTTGCCGCGGCGATTCTCGGGTCTTCCGGCTGCTGAACCTGCTCTTTCTTCTCGGGGTCCATCTTGAACCCTTCCGGGTCGAATCTGAGAGACTTCAGCAGCTGCTCTCCGGCCTTCTCGGGGTCCCACCCATAGGCCGGGTTGAGGGCCATGACTGCCAAATTCGTCACTTGCATTTCCTGGATAGCCCTTTCAACCAGGACAGCAGACCCGATAGCATCGATAGTCATGTCAATCTTGCAATCGCTGGGGATATCCGGATCAACCATCAGCCGGTCGTAGTAGTATCGAGAAATGTGCGGCTCGGTGATCATCTCGTCAAACACGCGGGCGAAACGCCGAAGCACTGCCGAAGAGTTATTATGCAGAAGCTGCATTCCGCCGACAGTATCAGGGGCAGCCCCCTGGTCGCCCTGCATCAGGAAGAAAATGCCGGTGCTCTCTTCCATCATTTGCTTTGCGAGCTGGATCAGGGCTGTTAATTCCTGCTGCCGCGAAGGGATATCCACAAACATGAAAGCGGTGCGCACATCTGTCTGCAACGCCTCTGCTGTGGTGTACCATACTTTTCTCGCCCCGATTTCCCATCTGTCATCCGCCGGCTGGACCACTGACCGATTAACGACACACATCGGCGCACCGGAAACACCGGCATTATCCACCAGCGTCCTTGCCGATGCGCAGTAAAATTCTTGCGCCGTCCGGCCTTGCCTGGCTACTCCTATGCCCCACGGCTTACCATCTATTTGCTGCCATGCAATCAGGTCGTAAGGAAACTCGCCGGAAGCGAGATGCGAGACAACGGCCTTAATAGGAGAATCGTTGACCAGCGTGACGATAGCAGGGATTGACTTTTTTTTGCGCTCCCCATCGTTGCGCGGATCATCCCCGCCGCCGATCTCGTAACATGCGTCAAGGTCTTCCGATGGTATCTCGCCGTAGAAATACCAAGCCTCGAACATGGAAGTCTTCTCGCCCTTCTTGTACCGACCTCTTGAATCCCTCTGCCGCTCTATGTTGCATTTGCCTGGGCCTTCTTCGATAACCTTGTCAATCTGGCTCGCAAGATACCCCTCTACGCCCTTGAGAGCCTCAAGCTGCTTCCTTGTGAGGTAATCTTTTTCAAAGCAGCAAGAGCCGCTGTGTATGCTTTCCCCGCAGTCTCCGTCTGGGTAAAAGTTCCATACCGAAATGCGTTTCGATACGGGAGAAACCTTTGCCTCGATTTCAACCGTAACGGAGTCACCTTCGCGGGTAACTCGCCGTTTCCTTTTCTCTTCCGGAATCGGACCCTTAAGAATGCCGGTTCCGAGCTTGATGCAGTCGTCAATTACTCGGCGGACTTGGGTGTGATAGTTGCACTCAACCAGCCAATCAAGGATATACTTTTCGGCCTTCTTCGCGGACTTCGCGGACTTGTCAAGCTCTTCCTTTGCGAACTCCCCGATGACTGCTGGCTGTCCGTCTTCCTTGAGAACCGGTTGCCCTTCGGTGTCCTGTACTGGCGTTTTGTCCTCGGCGTACTCTTCGATATCCGGGACTGGTGTTGCTTTGAGCTGAAAATTCCAGTCGCCTGACGGGCAAATTATATCGGAAACCCTGGCGCTTGCTGAGTCGCAAAACTGCCGGGTGAGGTTGAAAAATGCGGTGGTGCGGTTTGTTTTCTTTTTGCGGCCATCACCGATTAACCCGCCTTCGGTTGATGTGA